ACTTCGGTGAAAAGCATTGCGCCACTTTTGCCCCCCGCTGTCCGGTAAGGGGCTAGACATCAGATGCAGCAAAAACCATCACGCTGGAATATATCGCCCGCGCTGATTGCGCCCGAGGCGCGCAATCTGTGGAAGGGAGTGGCGTTTGTGGCGCCGCTGTGGGGCAGTGCGGGCAGGGGCGCGCTATTGGGGCCGCATGGAGGGCCGCTTGCCGGTTCAAATCTGGTTGCGGGTTCAACCCTGCAATGGCGCGGCACGCCATATGGGTTGGGCGCGGGGATTTCAGGGGCGTCAAATCTCTTGTATCAGGACAATTTTATTGCGCTACCAACATCCAATGGTGTGGGAACCGGCGATTTTACTGTGGTTTGTCTGGCTAACCCCCCTGCTGAGGCAGCCATCTCCAACGCCATAGGACAAAATGTTAGTGGCTTACAGCCACGACTTGATATGTTTTTTAATGCAGCCAGCATTGCCGCATCCTCGGGCAGTTTTGAATTTTTGACCCGGGACGCCACGAACGTCTTTGTAGATGTTGCAGGCGTGATTGATGGTAAATATCATTTATTCGGCGGTAGCCGGGATGGCGGCAATGTCCGGGCATGGGTGGATGGCCTGTTGCGCGCATCCACATCGAACACTGTTCAAAACATTGCTGGCGCGGGTGGGGGTTTTGCGATTGGTAGCCGGGCGGAAAGTACGGTTACCCGAATTAATACCGCCACGACCGTCGTTTTTGTGGCGGGGTGGAACCGGGCGCTAAGTACGGCCGAGATGCGCCTGCTGGCGCTAGATCCGTTTTTGATGTTGCGTCCGACGCCCGAGTGGCGCGGCGTGTGGACGCCGCTTGCGGGCGCCGGAGTTTTAAATCCAAACGATATGGGGGACGGGGTTCAGCTCGAGTCCCCCGCAATTTCTCAAGCTCACAATTTGAGCCCATTGGATGGGTTTTTTGCGCAAGGCTTCGAGACGCCCACGCTTGCGCTTGGGGGGGTATTGAGCCCGGCCAAAAGTTATCTGGCCTCGGTTTTGGAAACACCGGCGTTTACGCAGACGCATTTTTTAGCTCCGGGCAAACTATTCCTTGCTGAAACTATTGAGCCAGCAGGACTGAACCAGGCGCACCAGTTTGTGCCGCAGAAAATGAATTTCGCTTGTCCTTTTGATTTTGTGCCGCTTGGCGGGAGCGCGCAAACCGGGCATGGCTTCAGAACATCTGGCGTCACCACAAATTCCCGAAAGAAAAATATCAGCAGCACTGCGCGCGGTGCGCAGAGGCTGACGGATAGCCGTTCAAAATCAATCACGGAGTAAACCATGGCAAAGACAGTAGATGATGCCGTACTTGATGCGGCGCTGAACCAGATCAAGACAACCGCAGACAGGCTGGTGGTGTGCATTGGCGCGCCAGTGACCTATGCGGAAGCAAACGCCAATTCCCCAACGGGGAAACGGTGCGGGCAGCGCGCCATTACATCGGCGAATTTTACGGGGCCTGTGAATGGCGATGTGTCAGGCCGCAAGCTGACGGTCAATCAGCAGACCGGCATTACGGTGGATGTCAGCGGGACCGCTGATCATGTGGCGCTGGTGGATGACACGGCCAGCATATTGCTGGCTGTGACCAGCCTGAGCGCGTCACAGGCAGTGACGGCGGGCAACACCATGACGGTGAATGTCTTCGATCTTGAAATTGCCGATCCAACATAAGGGGTACGGATATGCAGGTTTACGTCAAGGATCCGGGCGCAGTGCTGGATTATTCGATCGATTGGGGGGCTGGATATCTGCAAAGCGGGGAGACGCTGAGCAGCAGCATCTGGACGATTTTTCCCGCCGACATGACGCAAAATTCGGCGTCCAATGCGGCGGGCGTAACGAGCATAACGGTTTCGGGCGGCGCGGTGGGGCAGATTTACCAGCTTACCAACCGCATCACGACATCGCAGGGGCGCACCGATGAGCGTTCCATCACCGTCAGAGTGGAGCACAGATAATGATCCGTGAACGGTTGAGTTTAATAAGCGCGCCCGCAATCGAGCCGGTGAGTGAGGCGGAAGTGATGGCGCATTTGCGCACCGGAAGCGAGGATGAGCTGGCATTGATGCTCGGGCATATTCGCGCGGCCAGGCAGATGGTGGAAAGCTGGACCGGGCGGGCGCTGATCAGCCAAAGCTGGCGCTGGATGCTGGATGGCTGGCCTGGGCATACGATGCAGGATTGGTGGGACGGCGTGCGCGCGGGCGCGATAGGCGCAGGCGCCGCGCGATTTATTGAGCTTCCGAAAGCGCCGCTGCTATCGGTAAGCGCGGTGACTTTGTTTAATGATGCCGATCAACCAACATTGTGGGCTGCGGCAAATTATTTTGCGGATACGGCAAGTACGCCGGGAAGGCTGGTGTTGCGCAATGCAGCCAGTGTGCCGCTGCCGCAACGGTCGGCCAATGGATTGCAGATTGATTTTACCTGCGGTTATGGCGTGGGACCGGGGGACGTGCCCGCACCGCTGCGTCAGGCGGTGCTGATGCTGACGGCGCATTATTTTGAAAACAGGGAAGTAATGACGGGAGCAGGCAGTGAGAATCAAATTCTGCCGCTGGGTCTACATGCGTTGCTGGCGCCCTATCGCATGATGAGGCTGTGAGATGATCGGCAGATTGCGCCACCGGGTAGTTTTGCAACGCCGTTCAGAAGCGGCGGATATGGGGGGTGGCGTCGCGTTAAGCTGGGTGGATGTGGCCGAATTGTGGGCAGCGGTCACACCGCTTGCAGGCAGCGAAAGCGTTCAGGCCATGCGGCTTCAACCGTTACAGAATTTTCTGATCCGGTTGCGTTTTCGCGACGATATTACACCGGAAAACCGTCTGCTGTTTGGGCAGCGCGTGTTGAATATTCGCAGTGTGAAGAACGTGAATGAACGCAGCCAGTGGCTTGAATGCCGCTGCGAAGAAGGCGTGGCCGGGTAAGGCTGCATCCGGCGCGCAATGACGCCAATAATAATCATCTAAAAATCCTATCAGAGAGGTATGCCCATGACCGCGGCAGGTTGGGAGCTGCAACAGGCGATTTTTGCGCGCCTGGATTCTTTATTGGCGGAGCCGGTCTATGACCATGTGCCGCAGAATGCGCCGTTTCCCTATGTGGTGGTGGGCGACGCCACGGCCACGGCCTGGGGTGCGGGGGATCTGCATGGCGAGAGCCATGCGCTGAGCATTCATATCTGGTCGCGCTATCAGGGGCGCAAAGAAATGAAACAGGTCATGGCCGCGATAGTGACGGCGCTGAATGGGGTGGCGCTGGCGCTAAGCGGGCATCATCTGATCGATTTGCGATTTGTGTTTGCCGATGAATTTCCAGATCCGGACGGTATTTCACGCCATGGGCTGGTGCGGTTTCGCGCTGTGACCCACCCGCTTTGATTACTCTCACATTGAAAGGAGGCCAATATGGCCGCACAAAAAGGCCGTGATCTGCTGCTAAAAGTGGATAGTACGGGGGCCGGAGTTTTCGTTACCGTGGCGGGCTTGCGCAATCGCAGCCTGTCGCTGAACGCAAGGCCGGTGGACATCACCAATGCCGATAGCGTCAATGGCTGGCGCGAAAGTTTGGAGGGTGCGGGCATTAAATCCGCATCACTGAGCGGGGCTGGCGTGTTCCGTGATGATGCAGCGGATGAAACCGTGCGTGGATATTTTTTCAACGGAACCTTGCGCAACTGGCAACTGATCGTGCCAAGCTTTGGCATTATTCAGGGCGCATTTCTGATTACTGCGCTGGAATATGCAGGCGAATATGATGGCGAAGTAACCTATTCGCTGGCGCTGGAAAGCGCCGGTGCGCTCAGCTTCACGGTGATATGAGATGGCCAATCCATATCGGGGTGAAATTTCCGCCAATCTGGATGGCAAACCATACACGCTGTGCCTGACTTTGGGGGCGCTGGCGGAACTGGAGGAGCGGCTGGGCGGTGAGGATATTCTGGCGCTGGCGCAAAGGTTCGAGGGGGGGCGGATCACCGCGCGTGAAGCCATATGTGTGATCGCCGCCGGATTGCGGGGCGCGGGTAATGATATTAGCGATGACGCCGTTGGACGCATGCAGGTGGATGGTGGCGTACCGGGCTATCTTGCGCTGGTGATCAATCTGTTGCAGGCCGCTTTTGGCGCAGAGACGCCGGGCAAGCCCGCATGTAAGGAGAACGGGGAGGACCATGCCCCTTTCCCTGGCGGCGTCTGATGGGGCTGGCCTTTGGGCAGCTTCGTCTGACGCCGGAACAATTCTGGCGGATAAGCCCGAAGGAGTTGCAGGCGGCGCTGGATGGATATCTGAATGGCGGATTTTGGGCGGAGGGATCAGCCATTCTGGGACGCCGTGAGTTGGATGCGCTGTGTGCGCAGTTTCCAGATGAAGGAGTAGATGATGCCCCCTATTGATGAAACAGGCCGGGGCGCTGCCGGTGGCGTTCAGCAGACGGATCAGCAGTTGCAGCGCTTGAGCGAGCTGCGCGTGCGCACCCGCGAATATAGCAATGATCTTCGCATACTTGCCAGTGCGGGGCGCGATACCGGAGAGATATTGGCGCGCGCCTTTACGGGTGCAGCGTTGCGCGGCAAGGATCTGTCGGACAGTTTTCGATCCGTGATCCTGTCGTTAAGCCAGAAAACATTGCGTTCTGCAGCCAATTCATTTTCGGGTGCAGTGACATCGGGGCTAGGTGGTCTGTTTGGGAATATTTTGCGCAACGCAAATGGCAATGCGTTTTCGCAGGGGCGGGTTATTCCTCTGGCGCGCGGTGGTGTGGTGAGCGGACCAAGTGTTTTTCCCATAAGCGGCGGGGCGACAGGATTGATGGGTGAGGCCGGGCCGGAAGCCATATTACCGTTGACGCGTGGCGCAGATGGGCGGCTGGGCGTGCGCGCAGGCGATGGTGGCGCGACGCGGCCGGTGACCATCAATTTCAATGTGACAACGCCGGATGCGGATGGGCTGCGGCGGTCTGAGGCGCAGATCAGCGCCATGCTTGCCAGATTGGTGGGGCGCGGCGGGCGTAATTTGTGAAGGGAGTGGAATATGGCGTTTCATGAAATACGATTTCCAACAGGCATAAGTCTTGGGGCAAGCGGCGGGCCAGAGCGGCGCACGGAAATTGTGACGCTGGCCAGCGGCTTTGAGGAGCGTAACAGCCCCTGGGCAGATTCGCGCCGGCGCTATAATGCGGGCTATGGTGTGCGCTCGCTGGCCGATATTCATCAGGTGATTGCTTTTTTTGAGGCGCGGGGCGGGCGCCTGCACGGGTTCCGGTTCAAGGATTTCAGCGACTATCAATCATCGCCGCCGGGCAGCGCCATCGCGCACACCAATCAGATCATTGGAACAGGCACGGGCAGCGCCGTTAGCTTTCAGCTATACAAGAATTATATCAGCGGCAGCCAATCCTATGCGCGCATGATCACCAAGCCCGTTGCGGGAAGTGTGCGCATGGCGCTGAACGGCGTGGAGCAAAGCTCCGGGCTTTTTTCGGTGGATACGGCGACTGGCATTGTGACATTTTCGGCCGCCCCGGCTGTGGGCGTCAGCATTAGTGCGGGATATGCGTTTGATGTGCCGGTGCGCTTTGATGCAGATTTCCTGGAAATCAATCAGGCCGCGTTCAGCGCCGGGCAAATTCCCAACATTCCATTGATCGAGGTGCGCCGATGAAAATTTTACCGGCAGGAATGCAGACGCATCTGGATAGCGGCGCGACAAGCCTGTGTTATTGCTGGAAGCTGACCATTCTCAGTGGAACAAGTTATGGATTTACCAGTCATGATCACGATCTGACATTTGATGGCGTCACCTATTCCGCACTGAGCGGATTTGACGCCAGCGCCATAGAAACCTCGCTGGGTCTGAATGTGGATGATCTTGAGGTAATGGGCGCGCTGAGCGCCGCCAATCTGAATGAGGCCGATCTTACCGCCGGAAAATTCGATAATGCCTTGATCCAGATCCTGCGTGTCAACTGGCAAAATGTCAGTCAGCGCGTGATTTTGGCCAGCGGAAATTTAGGCGAGGTGACACGCGGGGCCGTGGGGTTTCGCGCTGAAATACGCGGCCTGGCGCATCATTTGAATCAGCCTCAGGGACGCCTTTATCAATATGGCTGCGATACCGATCTTGGCAGCAGCCGGTGTGGCGTGAACCTGACTTTGGCAGCATTAACCGGGACAGGCAGTGTACAGAGCATAGCTGCGCCGGCTGACAGCCGGCGGGTCTTTAGCGCCGCCGGATTGTCTGGTTTCGCCAGCGAATGGTTTACGCGTGGCAGATTGCGCTGGACCAGCGGCACGAATGCCGGATTGGCGATGGAAGTGAAGGAGCATGGCTTGATCAACGGCCAGGTTACAGTCGAATTATGGTTGGCGATGCCGCGCGTGATTGCGGTGGGCGATGCGTTCAGCATTACTGCGGGATGCGACAAGCAGTTCGAAACCTGCAAGGCGAAATTCAACAATGCTGTGAATTATCGCGGATTTAATTTGATGCCGGGAAATGACTGGATTCAAAGCGGGCCACGTTCCGGCGATGTTAATGACGGGTCGAAACGTCCATGAGCCATCCTTCGCTATCCACCCAGGCTAATGTTTCGCAGGGTACGGGGCTTCAGACGGCAGGCGGGGAACGCATTATTGCGATGGCGCGAACCTGGATTGGCACGCCCTATCAGCATCAGGCCAGTTGCAGGGGCGCGGGGTGTGATTGTCTGGGGCTGATCCGTGGCGTTTGGCGTGATCTGTATGGCGAAGAGCCAGAGGAGGCGCCGCCCTATGACATGGACTGGACGCAATGCGAGTCCAGGGAACTGATGCGTGACGCGGCGCGCCGCCATCTGGTGGAAATCGGGCTGGCTGAGGCCAGGCCAGGCGATGTGCTGATGTTCCGGATGGTGCGTGGCGGCCCTGCCCGGCATGCCGGAATATTAGCCGGCCCCGGAAAGATTATTCACGCCTGTTCCGGCCATGCGGTGCGTGAAGAAACAATGGGCGCCTGGGCGCGGCGTATGGCCTATGCGTTTCGCTTTCCAGCAGAATGACACGGGATCTTGTACAGAGGTTCCCTAATCAGGAAATTGCGCTAGCGAAAAAGGGTAACGTCCCCTTAAAAAAATGGAGACACAGATTCGATGGCGACACTGGTTTTAACAAGCGCCGCTTCGGCTTTTTCGGCTTATGCGGGAATGGGTTTTTTTGCGACCGCCGCGCTGGGTCTGGGTGCGGCGGCGGCGGGCAGCCTGATTGATCAGCGGCTGTTCGGGGCATCGGGCGCCAGCCAGACGCAGGGGCCGCGGCTGGATGAGCTGCGCATTATGACATCGACAGAGGGCGCGCCCATTCCGCGTGTCTATGGACGCACACGTATTGCGGGACAGGTCATCTGGGCGGCGAAATTCAAGGAAATCGCGGTCACGACGCAACAATCGGCGGGTGGCACAGGCGGCAAGGGGTTGGGTGGTGGCGCCCGCACAACCAGCACAACCAATTACGCCTATTATGCGCGTTTCGCTGTTGCGCTGTGCGAGGGCGAAATCACCCGCATTGGCCGGGTCTGGGCGGATGGCCAGTTGCTGAATTTAAGTGATGTGAACATGCGTGTTTACACCGGCACGCCGGCACAGACGCCTGATCCGCTGATCGAGGCGATTGAAGGGGTGGGAAATGTTCCGGCCTATCGTGATCTGGCCTATATCGTGTTTGAAGATCTGGCAATTGCACCATTTGGCAACCGTGTGCCGCAACTGTCCTTTGAAGTCTTCCGTGGTCTGAGCAATGTAGAAAGCCTTATTCGCGGGGTGGATATTATTCCAGGGGCAACCGAATTTGGATATGATCCGCAGATTCAGGTGCAGGATTTGGGAAAAGGCAAAACCGCCCCGGAAAATCAGAATAATTCGAGTGGTTT